TACTGGTGAAATAACTTATCCGCTACAATCAGCATTTCTCGCATTCTTACCTAGTCAAGATAGTAACGTGACTGGTAATAATACTTCGTGGCGACTCGGTAGTACTACGGCATTAACCGAAGTATTTGACCAGAACTCAGATTTTAATACAAATGGTACATTTACAGCACCGGTAACGGGAAAATATGTATTTCATGCACATTATTTTGTACAAGGTCTAACCATCGCTAATGATTTCCAGGCTCAAATTGCAACATCTAATAGGAATTATCAATTACTTCAAGATAGGGGCGCTGGAAATTTTTCCTTTGGACAGAATATTTCTAATTTGTGCGACATGGATGCTGCTGATACTTCTGTTTTTAATATAAAAATTGCGGGAGAGGCGGCAAACACTGCAGACATCTATGGAGATGCTACTGATTTATACACGTCATTTTGTGGCTATTTACAATGTTAAAGGAATAATATGAAAATTTCAGTTAACGATAAAGAATTATTCACAGTTTCGGAAATTCAAAAAAGTGTTATTAAAAACGATATTAATAACGATATATTTGATGAAGATATGAATCGCAGATTGCAGTGGGTTCTTATGCATAAATATGAACGTTGTTTCGCTCGTCTTAAGGCTGAATGGGATTCAAAGCTCGCCATTAATGGGATAAAAATGATACCGACCGATCCAGATGAATATGCAACGCTGGTTTTTTCTCAACCAAATTATAAAGATAGAACTGCTCGTGAATCATTAAATACAGAGGCATGATCTATGGACTTTTGTCTTAATGGAATAAATCAGCTTGATTATATGGGGGTAAATAATGATCCAAAATAATCTTTTCCTAAATGGTCTCCAGGCTCTACCGTTTAATTTAGTTCCGGCTCAGCTTTATCTGGAAATAAAAGATCCAACTGCTGCAAACTATACTACTCGTCCATATAAGACTTTCCAGATCGGTACTTTTTGGCTCAATACTATCAATCAAAATCTATGGTACTTGGCTAATATAGTAACTTCTCCTAAAAAAGAGGGTAACTGGGTATTGCTATCAGGAGGAATTAGCAATGTTGAAACACTTACATCCAATAGTGGCGGAGCTATTAGTCCATTGGTTAACAACATTAATGTTGTTGGTGATGGAACAACCATTACTGGTGTTGGGGTTGCTGGAACGCATACCATTACATTCTCAACAGTGGGAACTGGAGTGGCGTCTACCTTAACAGGTAATAGTGGCGGAGCTGTATCTCCAACCGCGGGCAATATAAATGTTGTTGGATCGGGCGTTATTACCGTTGTGGGTAATCCAGGAACATCTACATTAACAGTTACTCCTTCCGGGGCGATATCTTCAAGTTTTGTAACGCAAGCCGGAACGGCAACTCCCGCACTCGGAGTTCTTACTATTAATGGATCGGGCGTTATATCTACCTCTGGCGCTGGTTCAACTGTAACAATAACGCCATCAGGAACTATCGGAAGTTCATTTCCAACTGATTCAGGGACGGCGGTACCATCTGCTGGGGTATTAAATATAATTGCCGGAAATTCAACATTAAATTGTGGTTCATCAGTTAAATTTAGTGGCGCGACAAATGTTGTTACTCTAAATGTTACAGATGCAGGCGGCAATACAATTATTGGAAAGAACTCTGGAAATTTAACATTAACTGCTCCTGGTCAAGTTGGAGTTGGTACTGGAGTATTTGTTTCATTAACTACTGCTGGATCTCAATCAAATACAGCAATGGGTTACAATTCCATGAATGCGGCAACTACTGCAGGACTTTGTAGTGCATTTGGCGCTAATTCGCTATTGGCCAATGTATCATCCCCATCCAATTGTGCATTTGGCGAAAGTAATATGTCCACATTGCTTTCTGGCACCGGTCAGAATACTTCTATGGGCTATCATGCGATGGATGGAGGAGGTGCTGGCACATTTCAGCAATGTAGTTCAATTGGATATGGTTCTTTGACCAATACAACTACCTCTATTGCATCTATTGGACTTGGATATAATTCTGGGACTGCATATACCACTGAGAACTATAATATAATTCTTGGTAGTTGTACTGGTACTGCTGGTCAATCTAATGAAATGAGATTGGGGCATGATGCAACTGTTGCCGGAGCTATTGTAACCAATAAGACGTATATATCCGGTGTTCGTGGAATTACAACGACTGCTGCAGATGCGATAGCAGTTCTTATTTCTTCAACGGGTCAACTTGGTACCATATCTTCATCGAGAAGGTTCAAGAACTCAATATCAGACATGTCTGAAGATAGCTCGAATATAATGAAACTGCGTCCAGTGTCGTTTGAATTTAATGATGGAAAGCCTGGCGTTAAGCAATATGGATTGATTGCCGAAGAAGTTGAAGAAACTTTCCCTTATTTAACTGCTAAAGATCAGAATGGATTACCATTTTCAGTGAAATATCATGAGATGCCATCATTGCTCCTTAATGAATTAATTAAGTTAGAAAAAAGAGTTAAAGAGTTAGAAGAAAGATTCTTATAATCTCCTCGTGACTGCTCCTTAAATCCCCCGTATTCGCACAAAGTGCGGGGGCCTTAAGGCTATTTTGGTGGAGCACATTGGGTTGCATTATCTGAGCTTCTACCCGGTAAATACATCCAGTGGGTAATATATTCGTAATCAACATCACAACAGTGGTTGCAAATATTAAATTCACCTTTGTTTATATCAAAATTTCCAATCCCAATTTTCAAATCTCTATCTATAACGAGATAGTCTCTTGGATGATCGGGCAATCTATCTTTAACACTAATCCATTCCATGCTATTTCTCCGGAGAAGGGGGTAGTGGCATCCAGTGGGTTACTTCATCGCTATTTATCCCGTCTTCTCTGTCTATGCTACGAAAGTGTGCTGGTAGCTCTACCCAATAAGCACATACCACTTCTCTGTGGGTTGCTACTATGCAGGCGATGAATTCCTTGGGCAGCCTATCTTTAACGCTAATCCATTTCATGTTTTTAACTCTTCCAACATTTGCATTCATTTCTTAAATAAACTCGTCTGGGACTTAAATATTCTTGATCTAAGAGTTCGTGTAGAAATATGAATTTATAGTCACCGATAGGTTCTGGATAATCGGTAGTCCAAACATATACATTTCCCTCTTCTTCAATGAGAACATCTGTTTTATTTACATGGGGACAACGCCAAGGAAGATCGCCCTTCTTAATCCATTTCATATTTTCTCTCTCTTCTAACCATCGTCTTTCAAGTTCAATTCCCATTCTTTCCCAAATGGGTTGTTCTAAGTTTTCACTTTGCTGTATGTATACCTCTTTATAATCACCGTCAGAGAATATCCATGATGTTTTATGTGGTGCAAAGTCATAGCGCGATGGTCTGGTATATTTTATCAATGGTGCGGTAAAAAACTCTGGTTGGATGCTTTGCATTACAATCTCCTTTTATATCGCCATGGTTTATCGTCGTCTCGGATTAATCATTAAGCCTTCAAGTCGGGTAATTCGCTCTGACATATCATCATTGTCTTGATAGAGGGTGGTATTCATTGCTTCAATATAATCAGCCATCCCTATTCTGCTTATTCGTTCTTGATGGCATTCTTCATAAATCGAGTGGAATGCCACGCATGATATAATAATAATTCCCACAAGAAGTGATATGACTATAGCCATTGAATAATCTTGTCCTTTTTTCTCGGGATTCATTATTGCTTCCTACTATTTAAGTCCTGACCGTGCGTTCTTAATCTCTCTTATTCTTTGTATTGAGACCATATATTTAGACTTGGGCAAATCAGCTAAGCTTTGTATGCGCATCTTATCCATGATCTCTTCAGCGAGATCTGGACAACCCTGAAGTTCATACTCCATCTCTTCTAATTGCTCTTTAGTCACTGTCTCAAACGATTGTTCTTTGGGATTATATTTGTTTGATGGTCCTTTCGCGATTATCTGGCGTGCCTCTACCATGGCTACTTCTCCATCATCATCTTGTTCTCCTGTAACAACCCCAATAAGGGCGGCATATGAATATCTCCGCAAGAAAGTGAGGTATGAGCCGAATGATTGAATGTCGTTTTTTGGGGGAACTATACGCATACGCGATTCAATAAACTGGCCAGAAGAATGTGCCAATATAGTGTGTAGTAAACTTTGGCCATCATCATTGAGTACGATTTGTTGAAGTACCGCTAATCCATTCTTGGTAAGTGCTGGACGAGATGAATTAACTACTTCTTCAAGGTCGGCATATCTTGATTTGAAATAGGGGTTCTCGCTAGCCTTCTGAGCTGATTGCATTTCAGATTGAGCCTTAGCAAGTGCGGTGAATAATTCGTTTAACTCCGTTGATCGTGAAGTGTCTTCTTTTGGATTAAGTCGCTCGTCGATCAGCATTCTAAGATCTTTATATACTTCGCTTTCTCGGTGAGAGATGAGTGCTTCTACTGCTTTGAGAAAGTTATTTTCACTTGATTCCATTTTTGTCCCATACATGTGTAGTTATATAGCTCTTAACGAATTCCACTCTATCGTATTCATCGTTCATCTTCAGAATGCAATCAATAATGAACGCTTTTTGTTTGTTGTCATCTATCGTTTCAATTGCAGCAGCTAGAAAATCAGGAATTAGTCCTTTGGTGTCAATGAACAGCTCCCCTGTTTTTTTGTGCTTATAAGTTCTTTTCGCTATCCATTTCCACTCATTCACTTTTTTAATCTTGGTCATTTATTTAATCTTTCAATTTCTTCGAAATTTATCTTTTCCCATCCATCTAAACCATATGCCCACCAAACAATGTTTTTACAGCAACATTGCCCAGAATCCATAAGTTGTAGAGCTTTGCGCTCTTCTGTTTTTAAAAGAGCAAGTCCTGTACAGTCCAGTTCGTGTTGTACGTATACATCTCCGATTTGACCATTGTCAGATTTCATTACTCAATCCTTATGCTGAATTTTATTCTATTGAGTGATGATCCATTTACTTCTAGACATTGTTCTTCTTTCGAATTTTCGACCGTAGATAAACCCAAATCAAAATGTATATCAATACCAAATGGTTGATGTGGCGCTGCCATTACATCACGTAAGACACTTGATACAAAAACGCTCAATTTCATCATGCTCCTTCGGGTTGATTAATATCTATATAAATATAACATTATTGCACAATATTGCAACCTATTTAAAATAATGTTATATTGTATATATATTGAAACAACAAGGGGAATTTATGGCATTTGAAACGGGAATGATGCACGAATCAAAATTGGCAAAAAAAGCGCAGCACGATGAATTCACGGCTAACTTGAGAAGCCGTATTAGATTTATTATGAAGGCAAACCCACGATCCATTCAGCAGCTTTCAAGAGAGCTTGGTGTATCTATGGATCTAATTAGATCGTTTTTGATGGACTTGAGGCAGACTAATTACAAATCGCTGTGTATCTTTGAGTCGTGGATCGAAAAAGAAGAAGCATCCATAAAGAAGGGTTAAGTAAATGAATTATTCAAGTTTATGCCGATCTTTTATTCTCAGTTTGGTTGCGACTCTTTTTGTTTATAAGCTTATAGAGCACATGCAATCAGTTGAAAGAATAGAGGCAAAAATAGATCAGATTCTATTCTGTGTTGATTGTTATGAAGAGGAATTTGAGCAAGAAGAGTCATTAGAAATTAAAACTGAGGACTTGCCTCTTTTTAAATTGCCTATACAATAACCAAGTCTCGTTCGAGGCGGAAACATGACAGATTAAAGCACTACAAGAAAAAAGCTCCGAAATTAATCGAAGCTTTAAACTTTTTAACCCTAGAAGCCGTTTGTTTGAACCCATGCTGCTAACTAGAACACCCAGGGAAGAATTATGATCATCATTAGGACCAACTTTATGCACAAAGAAGGAAATAATATTTACAACCTCAATCTATCTTTTATGCACAAAGGACAGACTAATATTATAACGACAAGTCATCTTCAATTAATTCATGGATTTCTGAAAACATCCCCGAAAGATTGTTTATACGCATGAATAATGATTTCAATTTGTCATCTAACCTTAATTCATTAGGCATATACAAGCATAAACGAGTTAGGCGTTCCCGTCAAGACTTCCAATCAATCGATCCACAAGTCCATCCCTCTGTAGCGGCAAATATTCTTTTTGGGGAATTAATATCGTTTATTAATTTCTTCGATATCGAATTCAATATTTTTCCTAAAGCTATCCCAAAGATTAATATGTTCGAGGTGCGCCCTAAAAAGACAGCAAAGTTCTGCGGCGATTTCTATTCTTTCTTGATCTGTTTTGCAGCATTCATTAAGCATGTTGTGCATTTCTTCGATAAGTATTTCCATCCGATCATTACAAATGCATTTCTCTCTAGTGCACATAAAAATATACTCTTTCATTTATCGAAAATAAGTTTTACCTCCCAATGTAATAAGGGAGCCTTTATCATATGAGAATTAGAAAATCAGATCCACTTTTTGACTTAATAGATCCGAAGGTTTCTCTGGAAGTATCATTAGATCCGGTAAAAGTGTTTTCTGAAATGAGTGATGGAGAGCTTAAGATATTTAATTGTCTGCTTTATTGGTGGAATAAGGGTAAACAGATATACATTAGACAAGATACACTTGCGGCTTTTGCTGGATTTAAAAGTAGAGAATATGTTAATCGATTAATTGGGAAGTTTATAAAACTTGGGATACTTGTAACAAATTATCGCCATAAGAAGTCTTGTCTCTATCGAATCTCTTCATATTTCAATGATATCCAAGTTCGTTCATATTTAAAGAAGTATCTTCCGCAATTGGCCTACTTTCAATTAAGGCTTCTATTGCCAGAAGTCACACAATATATTAGTAGTTTTATTTATAATATCGATCGATCGTTCGATCTTGATCAACAAGTCTCTAAACACGTGCACGAGCGCGCGTACATGCGAGGAAATTCGATCGATTCGAAAAAAACGAGAGAAGTAATGATTAAGCAGTATGTTGAAGATATTAAAAAACCAGTTTTGACGTATCAAGATAAGGTCCAGTTATCCAAATACAGTGAAAAGGCTGTTCGAAGTGCATTGATTAAGCTCCAGAAGGCAGGAACTGTTCGAAGTCCCGTTGGTTACATGATTGTTTGCTGTAAATCGTTCGATGAGAAATCGGCGAATAAGAACGAGAGTAATCAATACGAGGATAAAGAAGTTAAACCGCCAATGTATCAGCAGTACAAGTCCAGGGATGTTAAAGACGCCGCTTTCTGGAAGATAGATAACGATAAGCTTGCACATCGAGATCCTGTTTATTGGTCTGGTATTCTTGAGAAAGCGAAAAGAGACCTCTCGGTTGATCTTGCGAATGTAATGGCAGATCGTTGGCGCAATGCTCTTTCGATTCACAACCCATCGGATTGTCATCTGTGTATTGAGTTCGGTGAGAGTTATGTTTACTCGGTTTATCCAAATCAGTCCGAGACAAAACGTCACGAACTCAAAGAACCCGTGACAGATCCTCACGAATTGGAGTATACTCACCTGACCAATACCGGTCATGAGTCTCTTAAAGAGAGCGGTCAGCGAAGCATCCGAGACATACTACAAGATCACTTCAAAGGAGACTTCTAAAATCAACCAAGAGAGAAGAATCGGAGTAAAGTAGTATGGATGTAGCAGTCACCAGAAAAGATTCAACCAATTCAATCGTCAATCGGGATACAATAAAATATTGCATCTTGGGGAAACCAATCCCGTTAGAAAGACCACGGTTCAGCCAAGGACATGTGTGGGACTCTCAAAAGCAATTAAAGCATTCATGGGGTGTTCAGCTCCAACAGCAACATAAAGATAGACCTATCTTTTCAGGAGTTGCTCTTCACTTAGATATTAACTTTTATATGTGTTTCCCTCGCGTTACTGTTAAGAAGCAACTTGAGATGGAGAATCAAATACATATCACTCGTCCGGATTTATCTAATCTTTTAAAATTCGCCGAAGACGCCGCTACTGGTATTATTCTTGATGATGATTGTATTATTGCTTCTATTACATCAACTAAACGTTATGCATCTCAACCAAGAACTGAATTTACATTTATTGAGATTAAATAATGACAGTTAAGAGAAAGACCGATGAAATCAGAAGAAAAATAACCAAGTCTACCATTTCCAAGATAAAACCGACTGATAACTCAAAGTGGGATGAGTATCTGAATACGTATAGTTTACAGATGTTTCCTGCGAGTGATCAGTTTAAAGAACGTCTTGGTGTTGAGATGTTAGAATGGGCTCGTACAAATGAAGATGCACTCATAATCGAAGAATATTTTGATATTAGGGGTATCTGTGTTGATGACGTGTATCGCTGGATTCCCGCTTGTGAGGTTCTTGCTAAAGCATATGAAGCGGCAAAGCGTATCATTGGTTATCGAAGGGAAAAGGGAGCCCTTAAAAGCGATCTTAATGCGAGTACGGTACATATCACAATGCCACATTACTCGAAGGTATGGCGTGAGACTGAAAAATGGAGATCTGAGTTGAAGAAAGAGAATGAACAGCATGGCAATATCAAGGTGATGATTGAGACATATCCGAGTTCACCGATAGTACCTGATAAGAAGAAAGTGGAATGATGGAAGAATTGACTGGATATTATCATTTTTATTGTAAGATTTGCGGGATGATTAATATGGTTCCTCGGAAAAAAAACATTTCTTTGTCGGATCTTGAGTGTCCCATGAAAGATATGCAAGTTCACCGAGTACCTGATAAGAAGAAAGTTGAATGATGAAGTGTAAGCACAAGATTAAGTTTATCGGTGAATATGTTGCCATATGTGAAGGTTCTAACAATTCAGTGAGAGCTGATCGCGTAACTCGTTTTTATGGTGAATTGCCTTTAATGGAGCGCAAGAAGATTGATGTTAAGTATAGTGATAGAAACTGTAGTGAAGAGTGTGATACATGAATGATTGGAATCCGAATAAAGAAGCAGATGATATCTACTATGAAAACCGTAAGCGAGACTCGAGAAGCTTCTGTAAGCACCAAATGCATCACAAGAGTTCTCAAGATACCCTTTTATTCTATTGGGAGCTTGATCAATGCCACAAGGACTTAGTTGATGCAGAGCTTGGTACTAAAAACTGCACAGAGGGATGTCCTAAGCCACTTAAACCAGTTCGCGTGATGCGATGTAGCGAATGTAAGAGAATAATGGTTCTTGATGGGAATACACCACTGTTCTGTGGATGTGGTTATATAGCAATGTGTAAGCGCGGAACAAGGAACTATTCTTATACTGCTAACCAATGGATTGAGATATGGAGAGATGATAATGTTAGATAGTAAAAGAAGAAAGCAAATTGAAGAAGTGAAAATGCTTTTCGATACTCTTAATTCCATTGAATTGCATACTAAGGATGGCGGTTCTCGGTTATACGAAAAATGTTTTACTTATATTGAAGACGAACTCGTTTGTGCAATTGCAGAGATTGTTGATACTGAGGATTGTATTTGAATAACCTTTCCATAGATGGAGATGAATAATGTGGACGAGTGTTAAAGATAAATTACCCGAAGAAGTAGGCATATATCTCGTTATGGATAAATACGGAAATATTGATGTGGGAAATTTCAATAAAGAATTTGATGTTTGTGGGTGCTGTTCAGAATGTAATGATTATTATATAACACATTGGATGCCATTACCTGAAAAGAAAGTTTAAATGGATAATCTTTCCATCGAAACCGTTATTAAGCTCAATCGCTTCCATCCAAGGCCATATCAAATTCCAATCTTCACTGCCATGGATAAAGGCTATAGGCGCATAATAGCGATTCTCCCACGGCGCGCCGGGAAGGATTTAGCTGCGTTCAATCTCGCTATACGGGAAGCACTTAAGAAAGTTGGTACTATCTTCTATGTATTCCCTACTTTCAGTTCTGGTCGTCGTATCTTATGGGATGCAATAACTATTGATGGAATGCGTGTATTAGACTTCATACCACCTGAGATATTAGAGTCTAAAAACGAACAACAAATGCGTATTAGATTTAAGAATGGGAGTCAGATACAAATAGTTGGGTCTGATAATTTTGATACATCGCTTGTTGGTACAAACGCAATGGGATTTATCTTCTCCGAATACGCTCTTTCTGATCCCCGTGCTTACCAATTCGTTCGACCGATTCTCACTGCCGCTGATGGATGGGCTTTATTTATCTCCACGCCGAGGGGAAAGAATCATCTTTGGGATTTATGGAACATCGCAATGCAAAATACCGAAGATTGGTTTGCATATAAGCTTACTGTTGAAGACACACGACATATTCCATTACAAGAGATTGAAAAAGAGCGCATGTCAGGTGAGATGAGCGATGATCTTATACAGCAGGAATACTATTGCTCGTTCGATCAAGGCGTAGAAGGTTCGTATTACGCTAAATATCTCGATCGTATGCGTGTTAAAGGACAGATTGGTATCGTTCCATGGGAAGCATCGTTTCGTGTTAATACAGCATGGGATCTGGGTGTTAGAGATAGTACGGTAATTATCTTTTATCAAGTTGTTGGTCAGCAAGTTCGTATTATAGATTGTTATGAAAAGAATAAAGAAGGTCTTGAGCACTATGTTAAAGTTATAAACTCGAAGCCCTACACTTATGGGAAGCACTTTGCTCCATCTGATATTGCAGTTAAAGAGTTTGGCTCTGGATTAACGAGACTTGAGAAGGCGCAGCAATTGGGATTGAAGTTCGAGTTCCAAACTAACACAAGGGGAGAACGACGATCAACGGTGCCGAGCGTTCCTATTGAGGATGGCATAGAGGCTGTAAGATCTTCATTTAGCAAGATCTGGATTGATGAGATCAACTGCGCTGGATTATTAAAGTCGCTCGAGAACTATAGACAGGAATTCGATGTTAAGCGTAAAGTATATAAAGATCAGCCTCTGCACGATATTCATTCACATTATGCGGATGCTATGAGATACCTGTGCTTATCATTGAGTAAAACAAGAGATGGATTAAGCGCTGAAGATTTAAATAGAAGATACGAGGAGGCTATGTATGGTAATCAAAGTAATCTACCCTCGGTATTCCGTGATGATCTGCCAAAATATTGAAATATATTGCAATGTTGTTGTAAGTATGATAATATAATAAAGAATTATTAATCTAGATTCTTTTATGGGCTTGGTTAGCCTTTGTTGTGGGTCGCAGACAAACTTGATTGTGTTGTTGGGCGACCCTTTTTGTATATAAAAATTAACGGGAAATTTATGAAACAGAATAGAGTTTATTTCAAAGATGATTTCTTGGAAATGCAGCAGGTTGATAACAATAATGAAGGATTGACAACTTTTAATATGAAAATTGATTGGAGTAAAGAGACCGTCAGCTCCAAGGAAATTATTAATAAGCTTGTAAATTCTATTTATGACTATGTGGATATGCGTAATGAAAAAAAATAAAATGATCGGCAGTTTTGATGAATTAATCAATCAAATGATTGATATAACTAAAACTCAAATTATTCTCGACAAAAGACAAACTCAAGCGGAAAAAGATATAAAGTTTCTATGCGATTTGTTTAATGAAATTAAAGGATTCATAAAGGATAATGGCAAGCTTATAGATGATCACATACTTAATCCGAAAATATGAAGTAAGCATGGAGAAGCTTGCGCAGACCGAAGGGTATATTAATTAGCAATAGTTTCGCAATAAAGTTCTTATTATCACTTGGCGACAATAAGAAATAGAGTTATTATCATTTATGGATATTTTCGATAACAAGGAGACCATCATGATGAATATAGTTCGTTTAGTGATGATAAGTTCCGTCGTTTTATTCTCTACTGATTCTTATTCCGGCGCGCATTCTCGCCAACGATCTCACAGTAATCCAGTAAGTTACTATCAAAATGCCGCCACTTCCCATTCTCGTCGATGTATGCGTGGAGAATGGATCAAGCGAAGACGCAATAGTTTCGATTCAATTCAGGCGCTATTGGCGGAGAATAATATTAGAAAAGTTAATGGAAATTTCCTCTATAGTAGAAAAGTTTTAATGGTCGCATTAGCTGAGAGAAGATTAAAGTCAGACAAGAAAAAGTAATGTTGCCCTTGGTGTTACTTTTGTGGTCCCTTTCTCTTCAATGCGCAACCCATCGTCGATCGAACGCTGTTGATCTTCCTGATATTATCTTGTCGGGTAATAGTATGGGAAACCGAAGGCATGTTATAGCGCCACAGCATAGATATATCAGATCAATGTACGCATCTTTTCCCCGAAGAGTTCCGGTAATACTTGTGATACATAAGCCATCGCGTCGGAGAGAATTAAGAAGGGCGATATGTAATATGCTCATAAATACAACTGCGTTGTCACCTGTTACTGGATTAGAGTATTACAAATTGATTCTGTATTTAATAATAAAGTAAGTGGGATCAATAATGGAGATCAATTAAGATTAAATACTTGATACAAGCTCGCCACCCTTCTACACTAATGCAAAAGTGAACACTTGTGTTCGTGTAGAAAGGTATTAAGCATGATTTTTCCCGAACTGGGTCCTCAATATTACAATGAAAATGACAAAGCGATATTGTCCCGCATGGAAGCATTCTATGCCGAGTCTATTACGATAAATCAATCATTCTGGTCAGAAGCTGATGCTGATACTCGATTTGAATCGGGCGATCAAACCATCTTTAACGATCTTTATGGCAATCTTCCCGCTAATCGCCGTCGTCAATTTAACTTCAATCGTATTCGGCGCGTTACTAATATGATCGGCGGCCATCAGCGGAAGAACCGAAAATCAACAATTGTTACTCCGATAGAAAATGGTGACGCGGAAACAGCAGATCAATTCAGCAAAATACTCATGTGGGTAAATAACCAAGAGAGCGTTCTTGAGACTATCTCAGAATCGTTTCATGGTGGATTAGTAACCGGAATGAATTTACTCGAGGTCTGGGTTGATTATCGTTCAGATCCGATATCGGGAAACATACGAGTTGATAACTGCTCATACAATAGCTTCTTAATCGACCCCTTTTTTAGGAAGCATGATCTCTCTGATTGTAACTCGATATGGAAGCGCTCGTTCTTAACTAAACGAGAAGTTATCTCGCTAATGCCTGACTATGAAGAGATTATCATGGGACTTCAGGGCAATGACTCTGGTTCTGCTCGTGATGGCAAGTTCCAGTTTATGCCCGAGTCGTATAACTATGGTATGAAGAACTTACTTACGTACGATCAATTCTATTACCGTGATTACCGAATACAGAAGATGCTTGCCGACGCTGCGACTGGCGAGACCATGGAATGGCGTGGTGATGATGAGATGCTTGCTGAGTTCTTAAGACAAGAACCGTCAGTTACCGTTATCGATCAAACTATACCAACGGTTAAACTTGCTATCGTTGTTCAAGGAAAGGTTCTCTATGATGGACCAAACCCAAACGGTACTGACCTCTATCCATTTGTTCCTGTTTTTGGCTATTTCAATCCACAAATGCCCTATTTCCCGCAGCGTATACAGGGTGTGGTCCGTGGTTTGCGCGATCCACAGTATTTATATAACCGTAGAAAAGTTATTGAATTAGATATTCTTGAGTCACAGATTAACTCAGGATGGATATATAAAGAGAATGCGTTGGTTAATCCTCTTGATGTATTTAATCTCTCTGGTCAGGGCCGTGGTCTTGCGCTTAAAGAAGAAGCATCGATGACTGATGTACAGCAAATCCAATCTCCTGTTATACCTCCTACCACTATTCAGATATCTGAAATAATGGCTAAAGAGGTTATGGAGATATCAGGTGTTAATGAAGAATTACTTGGTTCGGCTACTGACGATAAGGCTGGCATCTTGTCTATGCTCCGGCAAGGTGCCGGTCTTACAACGCTGCAAATACTATTCGATCAGCTTGACCATTCTCAGAAATTGCTTGGTCGTATCATGATCGATATCATTCAAGCAAACTTTACTCCCGGTAAAGTTAAAAAGATATTGGAAGGTAAAGAGCCAGCTCCTCAGTTTTATAATAAAGCGTTCGGTAAATACCATGCAGTTGTTGAAGAAGGCTTAAATACTACCACACAAAAACAAATGCAATTCGCTCAGTTATTACAGCTTCGTGAGGCCGGCCTTCCAATCCCCGATAGTGTAATAATTGAATCCGCTACTCTCCAAGATAAAAAACAGCTTATCGAAGCAATAGAACAGCAAAAACAACAAGCAATGCAAATGCAACAAATGCAACTGCAAGCAGCAATGCAAGAACAAGAAGCCAAAACACAAGCGCTTAAGGCGAAGGCTGTTGCTGACGTTGGATTGGGACGTGAGCGTGATAGTCGCATCGAAGAGAATAGTGCCCTTGCCGTTGAACGTCGTGCCGCTGCGATTAAAGATCAAGACATTGGTTTACTCAATCTCGTTAAAGCATTAAAAGAAGTTGATACGCTTGATATGAATCATATTCAACAACTACTTACTCTTTCAGACATGCTTAAGCAACGTGAAAAGCTCGATCAAGAAATACAACTTGGCGCACAAGGGCCTATGAAGAAACCAATTCAGCAAGAAGTTAGTCAGGCAAATATGGCTGGAGCTCCAGCGTAATATCTTAAGGAGATGACATGCAATTTCTTATGTTGATCGAATCGTTAAGCAAAATTTTAACGGTGGATAATATTGAATCGGTTGTTTCCTTGGTGGAGAAACTAGCTGAATTAGCTGAAAGTATGCATGGTTCTGGACAACAGCCACCGATAAATAAATAAAGATTAAGTTAGACGTATTGTCTATACGTTGCGGCGTGTTCCGCAGTTACTGGGAAGGCCAACAATGGCAGCAAAAAAAAGACACTACTCAAGTGGTAAAGAAATGCACCACAAGGATCATTTCAATGATGAGATTCGTCATGATAAAGATGGCTACCGTGAAAGCGCTCCAATGATGGATCGTGAACGACGCGCTGATTTCTCTCCGGGTAAATATGAAGGACGCGGGGGAAAAATGGCTCAAGAATCTCGTGATGCGGGAATGATCCATGAAGATCCTCGTGCTATTGCTAACCTTCCACAAGAAGTTCGCATTATGCCTTATCCAAAAACTGGTCCTTACATGCCAGAAATGATTGATGACACACTTCGTGGTGTTGATATGCAAATGGATTACGATGATCGTCAACGTCGTAGCCATATGTACCCGAAAAAGGTCTAAATGGCATATCTTACAATAAAGGGTTGTAAATGATAAACTTGGGACATATTGGAAAGGAATATTCTATGTGTGCTAAAGGTTGGAATTACAACTCAAAAATTGTAAGTAATGGTAAAGTTCATGAAATTAGTATTAAACATCCATTGTATCGTTTGCGATATACCATCTTAACTAGGTGTTATAATGCAGCGCCAAATGACTTTCCTTATTATCAAGGTAAAGGCATAAAGGTGTGCGATGAATGGAAGTTAAATCCTAGCATGTTTTATCAGTGGTGCTTGGATAATAATTGGAAGGTTGGATTAGCTCTAGATAGAATTGATTCTTCGAAAGATTATTCTCCAGATAACTGCCAATTTCTTGGAAAGAGTGAAAACTTAGTAAAGATGCATATCGAGAATCCTATGAACGGTGAAAAGGGTCCTAACTCTAAATTAACTGATAATAATGTTTTCGAGATAAGAAAGCTTCTTGAAATGGGTGTCACTTGTACAAGAATTGGAAAAGATTTTGGAGTTTCTAAGTCGGCGATACAAGCTATAAAGTCTAAACAAAACTGGAGATTTTAACATGTGTCAGGCGCCACGCCCTAAAGGCAAAGCAAAGAAAATCGCGTATAAAATTCTTGGAGTTCCGCCGAACATGAAAAAGTCCAAGAAGCCGAGAAGACAAGTCGAAGAACGATTGGTCTTTGAAGAAACATCGCGCGTGAGATAAGTGGTTGAAATAAGGGGTGCTTTTGCGCCCCTTATGGTTGAAAATGGGACATGGGAGATTAACAATGGCAAGAAAGAATATAGAGCCATCTCCAGAGATACGCGGACGTAATCGTGGAGAAGATAGAAGCAATGAACGCTTATCTATCAATTATGGTTTTCAGAAGCCTGATATGGATACACCAGAAAACTATCAAGAACGCGCATTAAGACGGCATGAATCTCGTGAAAGATACGCAGAGATGTATAACCTTTCTGAAAAGCGAGATCAGCGTGCATTCGCTCGTACTACTGATATGGAAAATGAATTCTATGCCGGTATTGATCCACGACGTAGACAAGAACTTGCCGATGGTGGTATTGTGCAAGAAGATATGGGTGCAATGGCTAATCTTCCCCGCCAGGCAATACACCATGAGTACCCACAAGCGGGTTATTACTCAACTCCATATCTCGATGATACGGTTCGTGGATTCGGTGCGCCCCAAGTAGATGATAGTAACGTATAAAGGAATAATCATGGCAAAACATAAAACAGCTAAAACTAAAAAGCTGCATAAAAAAGAACATCTGCTTCACGAAAAAGAAGAGAAACTGCATCACAAAGCTGAAAAAGATATGAAGAAAGATGAAAAGATTCATAAGAAGATAGAAAAAGTACATAAAAAAGAAGATAAATCTAAAAAGAAGAGTCACGGACTCAAAAAGAAATAGGAGTTCTTATGCCTAAGTTAAAAAAAACAGCTTCAAAAAAGGCTAAAAAGAGCCGCGTGAAGTCCGAAATGCATAAGTTCAAAGAAGGTAAGTTGCATAGTGGTTCTAAAAAAGGACCTATTGTTTCTAATCCCAAGCAAGCAATTGCGATTTCTTTGAGCGAAGCCGGACTTTCTAAGAAGAAGTCATCAGCGCCTAAAAAAAAGATGAAGAAGAAAAAGTAAAACGTAAAAAACTTGATCTACTTAAATTACTTCACTCTCACTTCATCTCGGATACTTGTATCCAGCCCCCATTATTGTAAGTGGGGGCCCTTTTATGGTATATCTTGGTTAAGCAGGAGGAGAAGTATATGAAAAGAGAGGACTCGCGGAGTCAAACCGTAGGTAAGATCGCCACTGACCTTGTTTCAAAGGGTCATGATTCAAATAATGTAATCGATGTTCAGCGCGAACTTCAAAAAGATTACATGTCGAGTATATGGGAATGCATTAATACCCACATAGATAAATACAACGGTGACTTTTATATACAAGTAATTACAAAGAGAGAAAAATTGCTTGAAAATGTATTCCGTAATTACTTTATGGCACACAGATGGTGCCCATCTCCCGATTATAATCAATCAATGTTTAAGTTTCGTCGATCTAGTAATGATCTTGAATATCTATGGACACTCCCAGATCCAGAGACTGCGATATACTTAGTAAATAATGCAGCGCACTTACCCAAAGAAGAAAAAGAGTTACTCTTTTATGTGCTGTGTGATTACAATGGCACACTTCTTAAAAAAGCAAAGACACTTAATGGGGAAGAAGAAGCATCTCCATTATTAATTAATTAAAGGTTCTTGAACCAAAAGGAGCAGTATGAGTTTTGAAATAAAATATGATAGAGATGGCCAAGTTAGTGGTAATATGAAGCCGACTCAAGAAATTATTCCGCTTCCACAAGAAGCTGTTGAGTCTTATGAAGTAGAAGTGGAAGAAACCGTTGACAATGCGGAGGTAGTTAATGAACCTGACATTACTCCTATTCCTACAAGCAAACCTCAAGAAGACAGCTATCAAGCCAGAAACTTTAGAACTCTTAGGGATGATAAAGCACGGAGCGACCGAGAACGAGATGAAGCTTTGGCAAAGTTGCGGGCGTATGAAATGCAGCAATACAATATGCAGCAACAAGCCCAACAGCAATCTACTCAAGAAATAGAAGATGTTGATATCGAAATAGGTACCGATGATATTGCTGAAGGTAAGCATATAAAAGCACTTGCGGCAGAAGTTAAGAAGTTGCGCGGAATGGTTAAGCAAACCGAACAACGATCAACGGTAATGACCGAAGAATCTAAGCTTCTTGCTAAGTATCCAGACTATTATAATATTGTATCGTCGGACTCTATAGCTCGTCTTCAAGCTGAAGATCCCGAGTTGGCACAAGTATTGGGAACATCAACTGACGTTTATGGAGCTAAAGCAATGGCATATAAAGCAATTAAGAAGATGGCTGCAGTTAAAGTAGAACCAACTTATGAGGCAGAGAAAGCACAGATACAAAAGAATGCGGCTAAACCCAAACCACTCGCATCACTTTCTCCACAACAAGGCGATTCTCCATTATCTCGAGCGAATGCATTTGCTAATGGGTTAACTCCTGCATTGCAAGAACAATTACGACGTGAGATGAATGATGCTCGAAGGAATATGTAATGACGCTCCAAGAAAAACAAATTATATTCGCATCTAACGTATCACTTCTTTTATGTAAAATATTTGGAACACATCTTTACTCAGTTACATTTGGCGAAGCTAAGCGTTCACCAGAGCAAGCAGCGATATACGCCAAAGAAGGTAAGGGTATCATTGATAGCTTGCATTGTAAGCGACTTGCGATCGATCTTAACTTATTTAAAGATGGCGTGTATCTTACTGATTATGCAGATTATAAACTCTTCGGTGATTACTGGGTAACATTACATCCCTTTAATCGCTGGGGTGGTTCATTTGCACGTGTAGACTCTGACCACTTCGAAATGCAAGATTTATAAGAATAATATACATCACAAGGTCCATCTATGGACGTGTTAGTGGGTTGGTTCTTGCTCTCTCCTTTTCCAGCTCACTAACATGGAAGTTATCACCCCTTTACTCAACTAACCCTCCCGTTCTATACTAGCCACGCGTATATTGAAGAACTCGCAATCTTCTACCCCAGGCGCATAATCGAGACCTCGCCTAACTCGTGACGTATCGTACAAGCTTCGTCAGCTTGAAATGTGTAATAATATTTCAAGGAGATACCGTGGCAATTACAACCACTTCTTCCCTTCCGAGTCCAGTACAACAAAGCTTTAGTTATAAGCTGTTGTCAGTGCCAGTTCCAAATATGATTCACAAAATCCCGGCTATGAAAAAGAATATGCCCCGTAATGGTGGTAATACTCTTCGTATGCGTCGGTACAACCCATTAAACACGGCTATGGTGCCACTTGGTAACTCAGGTGTAACTCCTCCGCCACAAAATCTAACCGCAGTCGATATCGATGCGAAGATTTCGTTTTACGGTAAAAGATAGGTGCCGTATGAACCAAGACAGAGAATTGACCTATGTGACACTCAATGAACAAGTGACCCTGCAAAATCAGGACCCTGTTCTCAATGAGTGTGCTGCTCGTCTTGGTGTGTCGCTAGACGTACTTGGCGACATTAAACTTTGCCTAAACAAACTGGGAACCCTGACCGCGTTATGGCGAAGGCAATCAGAGGGAACTTGTTATAAATCGGATGGATTATGACCTTTAGCGTTGAGACTATGAATATCAGAAATAATCTTCTCTCGGACTTCGAGAATGGCACTATATGTCTTTTTAAAGGCATCAGAGTGTCGATCTCCGCCGTTGGGAAGATTGGTTTTGAAGAATTCAATAATCTTTTCGCAAACAGGCTTCTTGATCTTGAGATAAGAACAAAAGCGATTAATGAAGAAATTGAGTCGTTTAGAGCTCAAAGTCCAAATACAAGAATGTTTTCTATTTTCTGTTTTAGCTTCGACAAACACGAGTGTTCCACCGAAACGCATCAAGATCCATTCAAAAAATGCTTTCTTGGTGTTGCCAATTTCAAGGCATATAGCGAATACCGGATTTGGTTTATTTTTAACCGACCATTTTTTAACTCGGAAGCATCCTTCTGCATCTATGAGTCCTGCCATATAGGCGACTTCAAGATCAGTCGGAGTGAGCGATGCATAGATACCTTTCATTCGACAAATGAATTGTCTTCTGAGGCCTCCGGTGTGGTGTCTGATTTCTCTTATTCTTTCAATAAGAGCAACCCTATCAGCAACGCCTTCATCTTTAAGCGGTTGAAAATTGTTGTTAATAATAGACAAAGCGAACTCAATAAATATTTGGCACTCTTGGTTTTTATCGACAAGATAAGGAAGTATTGCTTCAGCAAGGCTCAAGCTTTTCTTTCCTTTAATTGTCCAGACATGGGGCGTTCTTCTGTTTCCTTCTGTTTCTTTAGATCGAGTCGATCCACCGAAAGTCTTCTTGAGCCAATCTGTAGATTCTTTTTTAACACTGCTAACTTGTATAGAAAATTCATAAGTTGTGCCTTTAGTGGTTGCGAAGGTGCCGATATACAGGCATCCGTCTCCGTCTATATAGCCAGCTGCATAAGCAAGATCAAATTTATTAAACATGGGTTATCCTTAAAAGTTAATAGTGTCATTAATAATATTACAGCCAAACTGAAGAAATTTCAAGACCCGCAGAGACTAAACGGTGAAGACGCTGAAAATGCGTATGCGATAGTCCGAACAGCGAAGAAATTCGTTGAGATGGGATTAACAAGACCATCCGCCTATATTGTTTTATAGGTCATAAAAGTAACAGAATGAAGACAAACTGAAGATCAGTTGACCCGTGATATGCTTGCGGCTACTGCATCATTTATTAACTGTACCGGTGGTGTTAATGGTGACAACCCAACAGAAATCACACGTTCTGATGTCGACACAATTGTTCGCTCATTGTTAAACAACAATGCATACACAATTATGGACAACATTGAAGGTGAAGATAAGTTTGGTACAGCTCCAGTTCGTGATGCGTACTTCGCATTATGTTCAACACAGTTGACCGGAAATCTTGATAACGTTAATGGTTTCATCCAAAAGAACCAATATCCTGCTCCTATGAATGCATTGCGTTCAGAATGGGGTGCTATTGGCAACCTTCGTTTCTTGATCTCATCTATCGGATCAGTCTCTCCTAATGCTTCATCTCTTGGCGCAGATGTATACAACATCTTCTGCGTTGGAATGGAAGCGTATGCATGTATTGAACAAGATGGTTACAGCGCAAGCTTTATCTATCGCCCACCAATATATGATGGTCCATTAGCGTTAAATGCTTCAGTTGGTTATAAATTCGCTGAAGTTCCAAGAATCTTAAATGATCTTTGGATATTGAATCTTCGCGCAACTCTAGCTATATAAGGAGATATCATGGACGGTACAATAATTGGTCAAGGTAGATTTATAGTTCCTGCGACCGTTGTTAATCAAATAATTGCTATTCCTTCTGGTGTAGATTGGCTGAGCGTACGTAACTATACCGCTTCTGGTACGGTTGGTGGCGTTGCAGCTGCTGGTAATGAATTCTTCTGGCAACGTGGAATGGCCGCTGGAACAGGTATTGTTAAATACTATGCAAACGGTGGACAAGTAGTTACTGGTGATACATTAGTAAGTGGTGGTTTCACTCTGTATGATCCATCTGCTCAAACAGCTGGCGCACAACCACTATTAAGCGCTCCTGTTGCAACAACAGCGACAACTAACGCAACTCGTCCTGTAGTAAGTACTGCTTCAACAGCGGGTATTTCTGTGGGTACTGTTGTTCGTATGAGCAATACAGCGCAAACAGATGTTAACGGTATTGATTTTGTTGTTGGTGCAGTAACACTTAACACAAACTTCACTCTTACTGGTAACGCGCAAAGTGCATTAGCAACTGCTCCTGGTGTTATTGGTGGTGCTGGATTCTACCGAATTGTTAATAATGGCAATTCACAGTTGTTCTATCCACGTGCTCGAGTTATTACGAACGTTACTCAAGCGGTTAACGCGGTAGTAAGTACTGCGCGTGCGCATGGTTTAACGCCTGGTCAAGAAATACGATTCAACATTCCAGCAGTTTCTGGAATGACACAGTTAAATCCAAATCCATTGAATCTTGGTTTCCCTACTGGAAATGTAAGCAATGCGATTATTTTAACGGTAATTGATGACTATAACTTCACTATCAATATCGATACAACTGCATTCACTGCATTCACGTATCCAACTGTTGCTCAACAGCCAAGTTCATTCCCTGAACTTACTCCATTCGGTGAAGATACTGCGACATCACTTATAGTTCTTGGCGCACAAGTGCCTTCTATTGGTGGTCTACAGATATTTAATACCCAAACCGGATTACTTGCTGATGCAACAGTAAACACTGGTTTCTTAGGAATGATCCTTGGAACAGGTGGTCTTGGTACCGTTTCTGGTGCTGCGATTACTGGACCTGCAGGTACAACCGCTGCGGACGTTATGTATTGGGTTGCTGGTAAGTCAACATATGGCGGACTATAGGCCTTAGTGTCATTAAGACTCATGTACGGAGAGTGTAGATATATATGCACTCTCCTATTAAAGGACTCGTGGAGTCAAAGGAAAAAAAGATGTCAAAAGTAGCAGTTTCAGAGAAAAATACACAGGATTCACGGAATCCCAATACTCCAGTTAATTTAACTTCATCTCGCCCAGCAGCAAAAGAGAGGCCAAATTACGAATACATGCGCGATAAAGATCGTGAAATGGTTAAAGGGATCTTCCACTTTTATGAAGTTCCTGGTGGGAATATAGAGTTCTCATTCAAGGTATATAAAGGCGATCAAGTAACAAACTATAAGTTCACCGACGGAGAAATCGCCAACATTCCACTAGGTGTTGCGAAGCATCTCAATAAGAGCGGTCGATATCCAGTTCATGCGCATGCTGTCGATAAAGACGGTAATCCAACTATGAGAATTGGGACCAAGGTAGCCCGTTATTCATTCCAGAGCCTTGAGTTCGTGGATATGGACGACTTTGGTATTAACGCTGGTAAAGAGATTATAACCGTTGAACGTGCGACTGGGTTCTAACTATGTCTACCTGTTACGCGATCGTTAATCCGATCTTCCAACCAGCAATGCGTATTATTCAGTCGATCACTAATGCAAATCCTGCGATCGTTACTACAACCTTTGCACACTTGTATATATCAAAAACTATTGTGAGATTGGATATTCCCGTGGCATGTGGCATGCAACAAGCAAATCAGCTGACGGGTACGATCGTCGTAACGGGTCCTACTACCTTTGCCATTGATATTGATACTACTTTTTTTGATGCGTTTGCTATACCGGTTACGCCACCATCATATGTTAATACCTGTGCTCAAGTAGTGCCGATAGGCGAGTCGAATGATATTTTAACTGCTGCATTACACAACGTATTAGGATAAATAATGCCAATAATTCCGCCAACAAGTACTCTGCAAGCGATAAAGAATAAAGTTCGTCGACTTACTCGTGCGCCATCTACTGCACAATTGAGTGAACAAGAATTAGAAAATTATATAAATACGTTTGTGATCTATGATTTTCCGGAACATCTACGTATGTTTAACTTGCGGAAAACATTTACGTTTTATACTAATCCCTACCAAGATAAATATCCCACGGATATAGCCTCTTTTAGTGGCGCGATAAATAATCCATTGTATAACTTTCAAAACTTGTACATAAGTGTTCATCCACCAGTATATATGGCAGGATATCAATCATTCTTCACGCAATCACGTGAACAGTTCTTTGGAGTTTATCCAAAAGTTAATAGCATCGCTTCTATCGGTCAAATTGGCGATGGCATTACTACGACATACACTGGTTTCGTTAATGCAAATCAAGCCATACTTCCACCACCTTTAACGGGATTCCAACAACGATACACTTTGCTTCAAAATGAAGTATTGTTCGACTCCGTTGATAGTCTGGGCATGGGGCTTTCTTTGGTTGATGTTCCTGTAGTCGATCCAACCACGGGTAATCCATATCCAGTTGGTAATCTCTATGATATTAACGATCCTGCATACGCTGCAGCAAAACTAAATCCACCAACTGCGGTCATTGCGGCAAACACAATTAACTATGCAACGGGACAATATACGATTACTTTCACAAATCCGCCTGGTGCTGGTCGTCCGATCAATAGTCAAACAGTGCCGTCTATTATGTCCTTACCCCAAGGCATGTTGTATTACAATGACACGTTTATTGTTCGTCCTGTTCCTGATCAGCCATATCGGATCAATTTCGAAGTATACGCTCGCCCAACATATTTAATGGATAATACCAATAACGTTACCGGTACACCTGCACTCGAAGAATGGTGGCAATATATTGCTTATGGGGCATCTAAAAAGATATTCGAAGATCGTATGGATATGGATAGCGTTCAATTGATTATGCCTGAATTTAAGACACAGGAGCGTCTTTGTTTGCGTAGAACAATAGTGCAAAACACCAACCAACGCGTGGCTACTGAGTATACTGAACAAACTCAATTTGGACATGGCGGTGGATGGGGTTGGGGTGGAGGTAGCTTTTAACATGGCATTATCCAATATAAGTTATTTCTTGTGGATGGGCGTATTGGTTTTTTTACTAATGGCGCTTTCGTATATTGTTTTTGATTTCATTAGAGAAGGGTAATAACCATGGCTTATAATGCAAATATTCCGCAGGCAACTGATCAGCTCTCGCAATCTCAGGCGGATCTTTTGGCCAACTTCCAAGCTCTTCAAGTTTTAATAGACGTTAACCATGTGGATTTTGCGTCTGGAGACCAAGGGAAGCATAAGTGGATTACCTGGCCCGTGCAAGGTGCTGCTCCTGCATTCGCAGCAGGTGAAGTTGGTGCATATAACTTATTGTCGACCGTTACGTCAATAGATGAGCTATTTCTTAATAAAATAGTATCAGGTGGTGCTGCAGTACAAATACCGATGACTGCGTCTATCCTGAGCACGAATAATAGCCCCGGACTTAATGTGGTCGGTTGGACCTATCTTCCTTCGGGAGTTCTTTTGAAATGGGGACAAGGATCGGCAAATGGTACCACTAATTTTACTTTTCCCGTGGCAGCCAATATTCCTGTTTTTACTAATGTTATGTCTATGCAGGTTTGTACTGCTTACTCTAACGTAGCAGATGGGGACGGATTTGCTCGATTATCAACATTTACCAATGTTGGATTCAACGTCTTCGGTTCTGCTCGTACTACGGTTACCACTAAAGCAGTGTTGTTTCAGTATCTTGCAATAGGATATTAATATGGCATTCGATCGCTTCAGTATAGTTCCGTTTCAAACGGGTCTACAGACTGACACTAAACCCTTTCTGATTATGGATGATGCTTTTGCTCGATTGGATAACATGTACGTATTCCGAGGCAGGCTTCGAAAGCGATTCGGAAGCGAATGGATGGGCTATGGTTGGACAACTATTGCTCAGGCCCCTTTATATTCACGCTTAAGGATCGCTTTAGCTGGTGGTGCTGCTGTTGGTATAACAAGTGGTGCGGGCGCTGCTACCGGAACAGTTCCTGGGGCAATATTCAAAGTGGGACAAGAGTTCTCTATTGGTACTCAGATTTATACGGTACAAGCACTTGGAGTTCCAGTAACCATGCTTACTACAGGGGCAGGATCAGGAACTTATAATACAACCACTGGAGTCTATGTATTTGCGGGTGCCCCTATTAATACCCAGATATATTTCTATCCCGCTGAACCGGTTATGGGGTTGACTGTTTATGAGTCAGGTCCGATTAATAATCAGCCATCGTATGCGTTTGATACACAATTTGCGTACGTATTTGCCGGTGGATTCTGGAATAGATCGGGGACTGGTGTTAATCCAATTTGGCACGGTACCAATATTAACTTCTTTTGGGCATCAATGTACCGCGGAGCAACCATTAACGTCATAACTATGTTCGTTACCAATTTCTTTGTGGTAAATAGAAATGGTGTTGTGAGTGCCAATGATGACCCAATTTGGTATACATCTGATGGCGCCACATGGACTGCAGCTCGATTTTATGTTGCTCCTAATGGTGGTGCGCCAAATACTGGTCCATATGTAGTTACTTCTCGATTAATCGTTAATTTTAAGGGATATTTACTACTTTTAAATACCGTAGAAACTGATGCCGCACAAGCTAATAATATCTCTTATATCAATCGAGTTCGTTGGTCGAATCGTGGAAATCCATTCGCTGCAAATGCCTGGTATGAACCCGCTCAAAATGGTGGTTTTGATAATGCTGCTGGTGTGGGTAATGGTGCGGGATTCTTGCCACCCCCATCGGAAGAAGCGATTATTAGCGCTGAATTTATTAAAGATCGACTTATTGTATTCTTTGAACGAAGCACGTTTGAATTAGCCTTTACGGGTAATGGATTACAACCGTTCAAGTGGCAAAAGCTCAATGCTGAATTGGGGTGTGAGTCTCAACAATCTCCCGTTCCTTTTGATAAGTTTGTATTAGCTATCGGTAATACCGGTGTACATGCGTGTAACGGTTCAAACGTTGAGCGTATTGATAACAAGATACCCGATCAGATATTTCAGATAAGTAATAAAGATGTAGGCGTTCAACGGGTAGCTGGAATACGAGATTATTTCACCGAGATGGTTTATTGGTCATTCCCCTCAATTACTCAGAATTCAAATGAAGTATACCCCTCAAAAGTACTCGTCTTTAACTATAAGAATGGCGCGTGGGCATTTAACGATGATTGTATTACTGCTTTTGGTTATTTTGAGCAGCAGATAGCAACTACGTGGGCTTCATCCGCTCCATTAACATGGGAAGAAGCGAATCAAACATGGGATAGCGGTGTTAATGCAACTCAATTCAGGCAAGTGATAGCGGGTAATCAGCAAGGATTCGTCTTTATTGTGAACCCTGAAATATCACAAAATGCCTCAGTAATGCAGATTACTAATATGGTGGTAGCAGGCAGCCGAGTTAACGTAACTATAATAGATCACACGCTTAATGTGGGAGATTATATTTATATTCGTGATGCTCAGGGTACTACTGGAATAAATAATCAAATATATAAAGTTCAGAATTTGGTTGCGGTTGCTGGCGACGGTGGTATTAATACGGTAAGTATTATCGCATCATTTACCGGAACTTATACTGGTGGTGGTGTAGTTGCTCGGGTATCTAATTATGGAATACTTTCTAAGCAATGGAATCCGTATGGAGCTGTTGATAGTAACGTGTATCTGTCGAAGATTGATTTCGGCGTTATGACTACTACTGATGGACAAGTTACCGTTGAATATTATCCATCATCGAGCGAAACGGGATTAGTTGCCGATGGTATTCAATCCGGAGCTATTGTTGGAAATAACATTCTTGAAACATCTCCGTATGTATTGGTCCCTTTAGAGTCTGATCAAGAACGTGTTTGGCATCCAGTATATTTCCAAGGTGATGGTGAATGTATTCAGATATTCATATCAATGAGTGACGCACAAATAAGAACGACCGCCATTGCTTTTGAGGACTTTGAGATACAAGGAATGATTCTGTATACCAAGAAAACTGCAGACAGATTGCAATAAAGGAATTGTATGCCGGATATTAATATTTATGATGGGTTATTTGTATCTAGTACTGATGTTCTTGATGTATCTGAGATATATGAAACTGAAGTTACAAGTCCTGAGTTTAAAGAACTTATCGTTCGATTATATCAAAATCTAAACCGAGTCCGCCTTGCGCTCAACCTTAAAGACTCTGCTTGGTATGATACTAATCAGTTCATTAATGGGCAGATATTCTTCCCAAATCCATTGACGTCCACCTATAATGAATCGAATCCCGATCGCCAAGTATTTCGCTTGGTAGTTAATTTTGGCGCGCTACCCAATACCGGTACAACAGCAGTTGCTCACGGGATAACGTGTACCGGTATCACAACATTTACGCGTATTTATGGGGTTGCGAATGATACGGTGGGTAAAAACTACATTCCGTTGCCTTATGCAAGTCCTACCCTAGCCAATAATATAGAACTAAAAGTTGATGCAACCAATGTAACTATTATCACGGGAAGTAACAGAACTGCATTTACTATATGCTATGTAGTACTTGAGTACTTGCAACAGTGAGTAATAAAATTAAAGGAGAATATGTATGGCACAAGGAAACTTTCTTACTGGATATCCCGGCCAAGCAATGGCCCTTCCAACAAAGACACAACAGCAACAAAATCTGTTAAATGATTATCTTGGACAAGCACAAAAGCAGTTGGGTCAATCAAGCCCTTCGTTTGAGCCGATTCAACAAGCCGCAAATAGAAATTATGCCCAACAGGCAGTTCCCAACCTTTCTGCATTTTTAGCTTCTCAGGGTGTTGAACCCGGTGGAAGCGCTAGCGATGCTGCATATAAAGGCGCATATAACGACTTTCAATTGAAATCACTTGCTCAAAGATCACAGTTTGAACAAGGCCAACAAGCTAACTTGAACAATATGGTAAATACTGGATTAGGCACGCAATCCTTTGAAAATATTTATCAACCCCCACAGCAAGGATTTGCTTCTGCGGCTGCTCCTGGAGTTGCGGCAGCGGGTACTGGTTTTGCTCTGAATAAATTAGATCAATGGATGAATCCTCAGCAGCAGTCAGGAGTTGGTCAACAGGTTGCGAGCAATGTTGCTGGAACGGCGGCAGGAGCTGCGGCGGGAACGGCACTTGGTGTTGGTGGTAAGGCAGCAGCCGCTACGGTTGGAGGCCTTGGGGCAAAGTTAGGCGCAGGAGCTCTTGCGACACTCGCTTCTCCATGGTTCTGGATTCCGGTCGCCGTAGCTGGTTTGGCTGCGGGAACTTATTATGTATATAACCATTATAAAAATAAGTGGGAAACACAAAAGTTAAGTGATCAACAAGCAGCTCAGATGAAAGAAGAAGGGCTTAAAAAGCAACAAACTGCATTGGCCCAACAACAAGGTCAACCATCGAGCATTGCTAATCGGCTACAACAGTTTGCATCTCCTAACTTTGCAACACAAGGGGCATAATAATGGCACAAATAGTACCAGGCGCACCAAATATTGGCCAACAACTTGGTTCGGGTCTCAGCGCAGGCCTTTCTGCCCTTGCTGAACAAAAGTTTTCACAACTTGCTCGTCGAGAAGCGCACAGAGAGAAAACGTCGCGACTTATTGGTTTGGGACTCCCTGCCAATGAAGCTAATTATATTGCAGGGCTTGAAGATAAGTACGCATACCCAGCTGTAAACCAGTTTTATAATTCTGGTGGTGGCCAACAAGGACAATCTTATGGAGAACAAACACCACAAGGTCAACCACAAACTACTCAGGAACAACAGCAACCACAACAAAACCTTGAACAATTAGCTGGGCAAGCGAATCAGATACCGGGAGCTAATACTTCTCCGGAACAACTCATGCTTCAATCGCTTGCTTCTGGGCAACCATTAACGCCAATTCAAGCACTTATGAAATCGATCGAATCTCGGCAAGCATCACAAAATCAACAGCAATCGCTTGGCTCGCCTCCGCAATCACAACCCGGACAACCACAGTCGTCTCCACAAGAAGATATGATGATGGGCCACCCAATGCCCCAAGACCTGAAAGACATGATAGCTCAATCGAAATCTGAGGCAGAACCAAAAAAAAGGGCGAGCGCCTTTGGTCAAGGAGCTGCAACGGGAGAAGAAGGTGGCGTTACCGCTAAAGAATTAAGAAAAGAACATCGGGCTGACAAAATTCGCTTTGAGAAAGAAGAAAAAGAAGAACAGAAAAGAATTGATACGGAATTAAAGCCCTATATTACTAAATTAAGAACTGAAAAAGACGCAGCTGATTTTTCACAACCTCGTCTTAATAAGATGAAAGATCTTGTTAAAAAAGGAGGACTTCCAGTATCTTCTTTATATACAGTTCTTAAAAATATTGAAGATCATGTAGGACTTGGAGCTGGAGCGGGTGCAGGCACTGCTACGGGTGCGACAATTGGTGGATTACTTGCAGGCCCTGGAGGCGCTGCGGCTGGTGCCGGTGTTGGCGCATTAATTGGCGGAGGAATAGGCGCTGTTATAGGTCCAGTTTCTTCACTAATAAGACATGTTCAAAAGACAACAAGTCCCAATACTGAATCATTTGAAAAATTATCTGCAAGTTTTTTGCGTGGTGCCAAAGATATATTCGGTGGTCGATTTACCAATGAAGAGATGAAGGCATATCTTGCAAGTATTCCAACTCTTGCGCAAACAGATAAAGGAAAACTAGATGTTATTAATGATATGGAACTCTTTAATAAAGCTGCGAAAATAAAATACTCAGCTGCGCAGCAAATTATTAAAGAAAATGGTGGAAGGCCACCAGCTAATCTTCCTGAATTGGTAGAGGAAAGAGTTCAAACTAAACTTGATAAGCTTTCTGATATATTCAAGAAAGATCTATAGAAATCTAATGGATAATGTAAATGCAATTATTGCTAGTAAAACAATAATAATTGTAAGTTTTTGATCAATATTTTCAGGGATGGTAACAGGATTTGCCATCCTCTTTTGTTTCTCTGCTTCAACCATATTTTTCCAGTTTCTGATCCCCAAATAAATTAAATATATCGGTCCACCAAATATTAACATCATTCCTGGTATGTCCCCTATTATGTTAAGCATATCTCTCTTAACCTTCTTTCTTTGTGTGTACTTCGTATGCAAATAATATGGCGAAAAGAATAACTACTAAAAGTAAATATGGATGTACACTCCATGCCATTATTCCAAGTGTTATACATGAAAATATCAATATGAGAAGCATTGAAGGTATAAATACATCCATCAATATTCCTTTCTAATCGAACTGTTTTTCGCGAGCTATCTTTTCAATAACTGACTGCAATATATAATGCGTAACAGTCGTGTATCTGAAATCAGCACTTTCTTTAAGCGCTAAATAAACATCTTCTGGAATTCGTATCAAAACGTTCTTTACCTTGCTTTTATTCATAAGTCGAGCCTCAATTGCTGGTTCGGTATATATAAAGTATATATTAAATATATATCTATTGCAACACGGATGTATTCATGCTCTGATTGTAGTGAAGCAATTTTTTAATGAAGCATTTCTTATATTAGGAGATAGTAATGTCAGTACAACCAATCAATCTTGTTTCATATGGTTTAACCAATGCGTTACAAAAAGTTTTCCCATTTCCAATCGTAGCATTGCGCGTTCCAACAACGGCAGATAAAGCACAAATAGGTACTGTTTGGGTCTATAAAACGGGTAATGCGGTTTACGTTATTACCTCAATAGTTAATAATTTAGCTAATTGGGTATTACTTGAAGTTGGTGGTGGTGCCGGTTTATTTGCATCATTAACTGTTACCCCGGGCCCAATTTCACTTACCGGAACAACAACTATAAATACAGCCGGCGCAGCTGGAACATCCATAGGTAATGCGGCAAGCACTACCAGTGTATTAGGAGCAATTAATTTAAATATAGGCGGTGCAGCGGTAACAGCTATCGGGAATGCAGCAAGCACTACTGATATATTGGGAACGGTGGACATAAATGCCGCTGGTGCTAGTGCAACAACTATCGGTAATGCATTAAGCACTACTAACTTAGAGGGAACAGTAGATATAAATACAGCTGGAGCAGGCGTAACATCTATTGGTGTTGGGGGAACGGGGATTGTGACAATCGGTAATAACACTGGTGGCGTTATAACTTCTGGTGAAGTATTGGTAACTGGTGGAAGTGTGGTTATAAACACCGCTGGACAAGGTATTGATCTTCCTGGTCCTATTCAGATTCTGTCTGGTGCGGGTGCTCCTGCGGCTGGATTGGCCCTCGAAGCTGGCGACTTATATATACGTACTGATCCTGCTGGGGCTACTTCCCGTATATACGTAGCAACTGGTGCTGGCGTATGGACTAATGTAACTTGCGCTGCTTAAGTAATAATCGCATTTATATTTTAATCATTGGAATTGTATAAAAATAAGGCATAGTAAATATACGTTAATCAATTTAAACTGTTTACTATGCCTGGTGATACATATGAAAATGATGAAAGAATATACATATGATTGCTTATCGTGTGGGATTAGCCATACAGCAACTAGATCTATCCGGTCAGCAATGCCACGATTTTGTAGTAATAAATGCTATCGATTAGCTTCTCCAAAATGGTTGGTTCGTAAAAAGTTTTCTGAATTGTCCGATTCTGAAAAGGCTGAGCATTTGCATAAATACTTTGAAAGAAATGTTATCAAGGGGCCTGGATGCTGGGATTGGGTAACAAAGCGAGGAAATGATAAGTATGTTCGTATGAATCATTGCAGAACTGAGCCCCGCATTAGCATTCATGTATATTCTTGGAAAGTTAATTTCGGAGATATTCCACAAGGAATGATTGTTTGTCATAAATGCGATAATCTTCGATGCTCAAATCCAAAGCATTTATTTTTGGTTACTTCTAAGAATAATTCCTTGGATGGTAAAGAAAAGAGAAGAAGTGATGAAGTATATAGAAATCCCGAAGCAAATCTTAATGAAAATCAGGTTAGTGATATTAAAAAATTAATTGAAATGGGAGTTCCGGTAACCAGGATAGCAAAAAGCTATAAAATGGAAGCTTCGATTATTTATAAAATTAAACAGAAAAAAGCATGGGCACATGTTATATAATACAGTAGTTTAATATCTGTATTTCTTATTAAAGGAGTTTATTATGAACGTTTCAGGATTTGTAGCATTAGCCGTTGAAAAGAATGATCGCACATATGTATTTAATATCCCAATGGGATCTCCATATGAAGATGCAATTGATGCATGCCTCGATGCAATAAATGATATCAAGCAAATGAAGAAAGATTCCGAAGCTCAAACTGCAGCACAAAAAGCTGAATTAGAAGAATCAGCAAAGCCAGTAGACGCAGAATTAGTTAGTTAGCTAGCGGTTGACTAACAAAGAGTAGTAATGAAGCACGCAATTATATCGAAGGAGATGTAATGGCATTAGGGACAAGAGTACAATTTGATGCGATTAGAACACTTGGTTTTGCAGCAATTGGAGCTGCATATGCTCCCATCGGAGCTGCATTTGTTAATAGAGCGGTAATTCTTACAATTACAAACACTACCGATGTGACACTTACCATTTCATTTGGTAATGGCGTAGATAATGTTGTTATACCAACTCTTACCACTAAAATGTGGAACTTTGGATCAAATAGTAATGCGCCGGCATCACAACTAGGAATGGCTGTAGGCACTATTGTTTCAGTTAAAGGCACTCCTGGTTCTGGATCGGTATATGTTGAAGTAGCTTACAATAATTAGGGGACATAATGAGCAATAATTTAGCAGTCAGAATGTATCCCGAAACATTAAGAACATTGGCATTTGGTGGTATTACGGGAACTTATGCAGGGATAGGAAGCTCACTGATTAATCCTTGTCGTATTTATTGGTTACAAAACAATACTGATGTTTTGCTCACCTTTAGTTGGGATGGCATTACCGATCACTTCGTATTGCCCGCAGGAGCCTTTGTGTTGCTTGATGTAACAAGTAATAGAACCGATACGGGCGGATCACTTAATGTTGCCTCAGGTCAACGTACGTATGTTAAAGGGGCTCCTTCTGTGGGTGCTGTTTATTTAACTTCATTCTTCGGATCCAACGGTAACTAGGAGTAATTGTGTCACAATCGGGAAAATATATAACGTCATCGGGACCCGGTGGTTTTATACAAACTTTAACTGGTAATACGGGTGGGGCTATTTCGCCCACTGCGGGGAACATAAACATAATAACCGCCAATAGTACGCCCAAATTTGTGGGAGCGGTTAGCACTGAAACATTAGACTTTGGACTGACAAATTTAATGCTCGGTGCTTCGGGAGCTTCGATAACTACTGCCTCACAAAACGTAAGCTATGGATTGGCAAGTTTAACCGCCATAACGAGTGGTACGAACAATGCAGTTTTTGGATGGAACGCCGGACAATCACTCACTACTGGCTTTGGAAACATCGCGATTGGATCTCTTGCGGGTAATAGCTGGGATGCTACCACGGGTAATAATATTGCCATTGGAAGTCCGGGAGCAGCAGGAGAAATAGCGACGACTCGAATCGGTGCCAATGGAACTATCATTGCCGCATATATTGCAGGTATCGATGGTATTAACGTTGGATCAACAGCTAAAGTTGTCACCATGGGAACAGGGGCAACAGCGGATAAATTAGGAACGGCTACGATTACTGCCGGAGCTGGCATATCTGTGACTCCCGGTGCAAATGCAATAACGATAGCAGCCATAGGTGCTGGATCATTTGTCTGGACGATTATAACAGCTGATCAGACAGCAGCCGTAAATCATGGATACTTTTGTAACAAGGCTGGAACTCTTGCGTTAACGCTTCCTGTAGCTTCTGCCATTGGAGATGTTATAGAAGTTGCCAATATAAATACAGCGCTTGGTATACAGTTTATACAAGCAGCAGGTCAACAAATATTTATTGGAAATACCAATACAACCCTTGGTGCAACCGGAACACTCACTTCAATTGCAGTGGGAGATACGCTGAAAATTGTATGTAGAACTGCCAATCTTACATGGCAAGTTGTATCTGGATGGGGAAATTGGACACCTGCATAAAAGGAGAAGATCATGCCAAGTATTAATGCAATAAATAATACAATTAGTTCAGCAAACTTCACTGTTCCTGCGGGAACTATTGTTGCTTCGGGTGATATTACATCGAGTGCCGGCTCTGTTGTGGGTACCACTGGTATTGGAGCGGGCGCACATCCAGGAATTTCTGGACTTGTGGTAAATTTGCCTAATCGTATCGGAGCTTGGATAACAGGACCGAACATTTCTGCTGCTGGCGTTGATGCGGATGGTCTATTTATAGATACTTCATTTGAGCCTACTTTAAGTATTGGTAAGGCTGCTTCAATTGGACTATATCCTACATTCAATCCGCCGGGTGGCGTTGTTATTACTGAGGGATACGGATTATATGTTGCCAGTGGAACTCAAGGGGGCGCGGGCTCAGTGACAACTGGATATGGACTATTCGTAACCCACCCTACTTTTGGTACTGCTAATTATGCAGCTCAGATAGATAATATACGTATAGATGTAAACACGATTTCAGCAACTAACTTAAATGGAACTTTGGATGTTAATTCTGCGGGTGTGGGAACTATAAGTATCGGAACTAATGCCACTGCGCATTCAACAATTATTGGTTCTACCACTGCAGCGGCTACTACTACCATTCAGGCACCAAGTGCTGGTGTTATATTAACCGGCGTACAAGGTGTTGCAGTTGCCAATAAGAACTATGTGACGATTAATACTGCCACTGGTGCGATTGGTTCTGATGCGGGTACAGTAACAAGTATTTCTATAACGGGAAATAGTGGTGGCGCGCTTACCGGTGCTGCATTCACTTTTACTGGCGGAACTACCGGACTTACCTTTGCTGGCGCAGGAACAACTGAAACATTAACTGGAACATTGGGTGTTGCAAATGGTGGAACTGGTACGACTGGCCTTACCGGTATCATTATTGGTAATGGTGGCCTTAGTCCCTATACCGCAAGCACAGTAACTCAATATGGAACTCTTGTTGCTGGTACAAGTAATACTGTTTCTTCTGTGGCTCCTTCAGCGACTTCGGGCATTCCATTTATCTCTCAGGGTAATGCTGCTAATCCAACATTTGGTACAGCGGTTGTTGCAGGTGGCGGAACGGGAAATACAACATTCACTGCGTATTCAGTTATAACCGCAGGGACAACGGCAACTGGTGCATTTCAAAATGTGGTCGGAGTTGGAACGTTGGGGCAACTTCTTGTTTCTCAAGGTGCCGGTGCGCTCCCTGTATGGACTACTTCAGCAGCTACTACCATTACCATTACTGGTGATACTGGTGGCGCATTAACAAGTGGAAGTTTTACGTTCTCTGGTGGAACAACGGGATTGTCATTTGGTGGTTCGGGATCGACTGAGACGTTAACATTTGCAGGAATTACTGCTAATGGTGGAACCGTTTCTCTTGCTACTGATGCCACAACAAGCACTATTAATGTGGGAACTGGGGCAGGGGTTAAGACTTCTACTTTTGGATCAACCAATACGACATCTGCTACTACCCTACAGGCGGGATCTGGTGCATTAAGTATTTCTGGAACCGGAACATTGGGAATACAAAGTGCAACCGGTGCAATGAGTATAAGCACAGATGCATCCGCAACAACAGTTAATATAGCAACTGGTGGCGCAGTAAAAACAGTTACTCTTGGCTCAACAAATACTACTTCAGCTACTACTGTTCAGTCCGGATCTGGCGCGCTTAATATAACCTCAACAAATGGTGCGCAGACTCATAATTCTGGTACTGGTGTGATGGGAATATCGACGGATGCCAGTGCAACAACTGTAAATATAGCAACCGGTGGTGCGGTAAAAACACTGACACTGGGAAGTACTAATACAACATCTGCTACTACTTTGCAAAATGGATCAGGAGCTCTAGCTATAACGTCTACAAATGGTACCATAACTATGAATAGTGGTACGGGTACATTGGCTATTGCAAGTGATGCCACAGCACAGACAGTTAATATTGCAACGGGGGGTGGTGCAAAAGTAGTTACACTGGGGACTACCAATACCTCTTCTTCGCTTGCTCTAAAATATGGAACCGCCGATTTTACTCTCGCTTCTGCAACTGGAACGGTTATGTCTGCGTTGGATACTGGTGAAATAACT